ATAGCACCTTACATTGATGATTATGATGAGGTGTTCTATGATGAGAGTGATGAACTAGCAGATTTAATGAGAGTAAATCAAAAATACAAACTTACAAACGATGATGATGGAGACGGACTGTGAATAAGATCTTCGAAGAATTCGAATTCATGAAACCAGAAGTAAAACTTGTATCTGTTACACCAGATGCAGAGAAACATATGGCATACTGTGCTCGTGTTTCTAATCCAGCAAACCAGGAAAATGATAAGTTTGCTGGTCTTCTTAAGTATTGTATTCAGCATCAGCATTGGAGCATCTTTGAACAAGCTTCAATGACTGTAGAAATTAATACTACAAGAGGTATCGCAGCACAGATACTCCGACACCGTTCTTTTACATATCAAGAATTTTCACAGCGGTATGCTGATGCTAATCTTCTATGTGGTAGTATTCCTCTCCCTGAACTTCGCAGGCAAGACGATAAGAATCGTCAGAACTCGATTGATGACCTTCCAGACTATCTGAAACTTACTCTACTGGAAGACATCCGCGTTCTGTTTGAGCAGTCTCAGAGAGTCTACAACCGCCTTCTGGAGAAGAAAGTGGCAAAGGAGTGTGCAAGGTTTGTATTGCCTCTAGCGACGCCCACACGCCTCTATATGACCGGTTCTGTGCGGTCTTGGATACACTACATCGATCTTCGTTCTGCACACGGAACACAGAAGGAACATATGGAAATTGCAGAACTGATTCGTTGCATTTTTACTTGCCAGTTTCCTGCTGTATCTGAAGCACTTGGTTGGACTCGTGAAGGATGTTCCGAATGTTCTGATGCTCCATCTATTACCATTGAATAAATACTCTCATATAAAATGGAGGAAACAATTTGGCAACATATCCTGTTTATAATAAAGTAACTGGCGAACAAAAAGAAGTTACGATGAGTGTTCACGATTGGGACCAGTGGAAAAAAGATAATTCAGAATGGGATAGAGATTGGAGTGATCCTTCAACGTGTCCCAATTCTGGAGAAGTTGGGGAAATCTATGATAGACTTAAAAAGTCTCATCCAGGATGGAATGATGTTCTTCACAAAGCATCAAAAGCACCAGGTTCAAAAGTAAAACCAATCTGATTTTATATGGCAAGAAAAAGAACGAACGATCAACCAATTGGTGTTGGACTTACTGCTAAACAAATGAAGCGTAAGAAACCAATCAGTGCTGATTTAATGAGAGACATTGATCCTCTCACTGATAATCAAAAACTACTTTACACGGCATACGAAGATCATAAAAATATTGTTGCTTATGGTGCTGCTGGTACAGGTAAAACCTTTATCACACTCTACAATGCTCTTCAAGATGTTTTAGATGAAAGAAGTCCTTACGAAAAAATCTATATCGTTAGGTCTCTTGTTGCTACTCGTGAAATTGGATTTCTTCCTGGTGATCACGAAGACAAGTCCTCACTTTATCAAATTCCTTACAAGAATATGGTAAAGTATATGTTCCAAATGCCAGATGATGCATCTTTTGAAATGCTCTATGGTAATTTGAAACTACAAGGAACAATTAGTTTTTGGAGCACTTCTTTTATTCGTGGTACAACTCTGGACAATGCAATCATTATCGTTGATGAATTCCAGAACCTAAATTTCCACGAACTTGATTCTATCATTACTCGTGTTGGTGAAAATAGTAAGATTATGTTCTGCGGTGATGCTACTCAAAGTGATCTAATTAAGACCAATGAGAAGAATGGCATTATTGACTTCATGAAAATTCTACGTGTAATGCCTTCCTTTGATGTAATTGAATTTGGTATTGATGATATTGTTCGTTCAGGATTAGTTAAAGAGTATATCATTGCGAAGACGGAACTAAATCTATGACATTTATTCATCATAATTACCTAGGTGATCTTGAGTTAGAAAAAAAAGAAAAAAATGGCATCCGTCTCTATAACCTACCAAGTGGAGCATGGGTGCCATCCATTACATCGGTGACTTCTTTTTATAATCGTGAGATCTTTGTTAAGTGGAGAAAGAGAGTTGGACTTGAAGAAGCAAATCGTATTACTAAAAAGGCAACAGCAAGAGGTACTGATTTCCACCAAGTTTGTCAGGACTATCTTGAAAACAAAGAAATGAACTGGGATGATTATCAACCACTAACAAAGTTCATGTTTCATCATGCTAAACCTTATCTTGATAAGATAAATAATATTCATGCAATTGAAAGAACACTTTACTCTGAGTATCTTGGACTCGCTGGAAGAGTAGACTGTATTGCAGAGTATGAAGGAGAACTAGCAGTCATTGATTTCAAGACATCAGAAAAAATTAAACCAGAGGAATGGATTGAAAACTATTTTGTTCAAGAGATGTTTTATGCTGCTGCATATTACGAACTCACTGACATTCCTCCAGTCAAATTGATTACACTAATGGTCACTCCTGGAGGTGAGGTCAAAGTATTTGACAAAAGAAACAAATCAGACTATATTAAACTATTAGTTCGTTATATTAAAGAATTTGTATCTCACAATACTAGGCCAGATGGAGAATGAATTAGAGAAAGTACTAGAAAGTAAATTTTTCTGTCCATCACGATTTGCACAAGAAATTGAACATCTTGTGCAAATAAATGTGGAGATGAATTATATTGACGCGATTATTCATTTCTGCGAACAAAACAATATTGATTTGGAATCAGTTCCTAAACTAATTTCCAAACCATTGAAAGAAAAACTTAAGTATGAAGCAATGGAACTTAACTTTTTGAAGAGGAGTTCCAGAGCGAAACTACCACTTTGATAAATGATGCCCTTTGATTCTTATAAAACTTATCTGTCCTTGAAGAATCATTTCACCAAGGACAATTATGACTATTTTAAATATTGTGGAAAGAGTCGCGCAACACTCCAATCTTTCTACAAACGTAAAGATCGAATGTGGTTTGAAAAGGTCGCAAGACAAAAGACTGATCAAGAAGTTATAGATTTTTTTGTTTCTAACTTCGTATCTTGTAATGATCCAGAGACTCTTTGGATTGGTGAAATGATCAAAGAAGGAGAAACAAGATATCAAAACTGGCAAAAGAAAATTCAATCACTTTCCTATATCTTCAAAGAAGAATCACAAAGTCTCTTTGAAGAAAATAAATTTGAGGATGTCTTTAAGTGTTCTAAAGGACATCCTATTCTTCTTAAAAAATTCCTGAATGGTAAAATTAGCTTAGAAACACTAGTCATCTACGATAGAATTTTCCTGTTCGGGAATAAGTTTGATAAGAAACTTCAAGACCCGGTGTGGCAAACCGTCAGTCGTAGGATTAAAAAATATAATCCTTTTCTAAATATTGATGTATTTCGTTTTCGTAAAATCTTGAAAGAGATTGTTCTGGAGGATTCATGAGTTTCTTTAATTCTGAGGTTGTCCGTGCAGAGATGACCGAGATTGCAGAATTGCAAGAAGATGTTTATTCAAATGTCTTTAAGTTTCCTGCGATGTCAAAAGAACAGAAACTTCAACATGTAGAACTTTTGGAAAAACTTCTTGATAAACAAAAAGTTCTTTATACAAGAGTGAGTTTGTCGGATGATCCAGAAGCAATTGAAATGAAAGAACGCATTATGCAATCTGCTATCATGATGGGAATGCCTCCTGGCACTGACATGAATATCATTCTCAATAACATGTCTCAGATGCTTGAGGTGATGAAGCAGCAGATTGACAAAACAGGTTCAGACCTGTAGAATAACGAGGTACACAAAAGCCAAATCTTAATTAATCCGAGGTAATCTAATGTCTTTTTCAGATCTTAAAAAGCAATCTAAACTTGGTTCTCTCACTTCCAAACTTGTAAAGGAAGTTGAGAAGATGAGCAACACTTCTGGTGGCGCTGATGAGCGTCTCTGGAAACCTGAGATGGATAAAACTGGAAACGGTTTTGCTGTTATTCGTTTCTTGCCCGCTCCCGAAGGAGAAGATGTTCCTTGGGCAAAGATGTATTCTCACGGTTTTCAAGGTCCTGGTGGTTGGTATATTGAAAACTCTCTGACCACTATGGGTCAGAAAGATCCTGTATCCGAACACAATCGCAAACTGTGGAACAGTGGTAGCGATAAGGATAAAGAAACTGTTCGCAAGCAAAAGCGTAAACTGTCTTATTACAGCAATATCTACGTTGTAAAAGATCCTACAAATCCACAAAACGAAGGTAAAGTCTTCCTCTTCAAATATGGTAAGAAGATCTTTGATAAGATCATGGAAGCAATGCAACCTGAGTTTGAAGATGAAACTCCTATTAATCCTTTTGACTTCTGGCAGGGTGCTAATTTCAAACTCAAAATCGTAAAGAAAGATGGGTATTGGAACTACGACAAGTCAGAATTTGGTTCTGTTGAACCACTACTGGATGATGACGATGCTCTGGAAGCCATC